TTGATGCGGATGGTCTTCTTGTCGAAATCCACGTCTGACCAGCGCAGGGCCAGCAGTTCCCCACGACGCACCCCCGTGCCCGTGGCCACCAGAGCCACGGTGAAGATGGGCTTCTCCCGGATTGAGGCAAAGAGGGTCTGGAGTTCATCCTTCTCAAGCGCCTTGATCGGGCCGTAATCATCATCCTCGATGCTCGAGGCCTGCGACTTCTCCGGGTTCGGTGCGGTCACATCCTCGACCGGGTTCCGGTTGATGATCCGCAGCTTCATGGCCTTGTTGAGCGCCTGGAAGAGGATGCGGTGGTAGTGCAGAACACTCTGCCCGGTAAGCGCACAATCCTCTCCAGGCTCTTCCCCGGCAGCCTCAGCCTTCCTACGGTTGGGGATGTGCCCGGCCTTCAACAGCGCCGTATACATGCGCTGGATGGCCGTTGAGGTGAGCTTCTGAATGAGCGTTGTGCCGATGTGGGGGATGATCTGGGTCGTGATGGCCAGTTCGTAGCCTTCCCAAGTGCTCTGGCTGACCTTGGCTGCGGCATGGTCATCGAGCCAGAACCGCAGCCATTCGGCAACGGTCATCTTGGTGGGGTCAACGCTTGTCCCGTTGTCCACTTCCCCGAGTTCCTTGCGGAGCCCCTTCTGTGCTTCGGCCTTCGTCTTGAACGTCTTGTAGTTCTGTTTCCGCTTGCCGGTCACTGGGTCAGGTTCCCCATCCCATTTGATGAGGTAGGAGACGCCCTTCTTTCCTTCACGTTTGATGATGGATCCCTGGCTCATTTTGACCTCTTCCTACGCTTGGCTGGGTCGGGTGGAATGTCTGGGTTAGGTATCAATCCCATCTTTGTAAGCACTGCATCACTGGCGTCTACACCATGCGATTCAACGGGCTGCCCCTTGCCAGCCTTTCGTGCATAACGCCCCGTCCGAATGCCGTAGTTGTGCGCGTTCCGGCAGTTGTCGCTGCAATACTCCCTGCGGTCAGTGTGTTGGCCGTTCACCTTGCCAACGTAGAATGCGTTAGGGCAGTCAGGCCGGGCACATGGGCGGAGTTCGATGGCACCGGCATTCTCCTGCGCCAATCGCAGCCACATCCACGCCAGCAGGGTGCGGGGGGATACTTTCAGGATCGTCTGGAATCCCACGGTATCCATGACCACAGACATGTGCTGCGGGCACCACTGGTTGAAGTGGCGGTTCCGTTCCTCTGGAGAGGCAGTTTTATCGTCGTGAGCATGCTCGACGTAAATCCACATGTTGGTGTGAGCCAGCCAAATTTGAGCCAGGGTCTCGGTTTTAGGCGCAGGGTTACCGTCAACCCCCAGCAGGCCGTATTCGTTGATGAAGGCCAGCAACGCATCGTTGTCCCCCAACTCCAATTTCAGGAAGCGGCGGTGCATGTAGTCGCACTTCTCTGCGGGGTCGTAGCGCTCGACGGGGCCACCTGAGGCCTCGATGCGATTCCCAGGTGTTCGGACGTATCCAGACACATCCCGCTCCCATTGGAGCTTGTCAAAAATCGGCCATTTTGACTCTGGGAACATCACAGCCCTTCCACGGTAACTTCATGCCGTTCCGTTCAAGACTGTGCCGTTCCGTCCGTCTTGTCAAGGTGCTTATTGGCTATGTTGCTTAGCCATCATCGAAGATTCATCGCAAATATCATATTGTTTCCGATGAATTTTGGCCTCATCCTTCTGGACATGGCGATACCAAGTAGCACGAACGGGCCTTGGAGTTCGCCTTAGTCGAGGAGTTCCAATGCCCAACAACGACCAGAACCAGGTAGAACGCCTGGCCTGCTCGATCCCAGAAGCGGGGAAGATGATCGGCCTTGGTCGGACTGCATCCTACGAAGCAGCCCAGCGAGGGGAGATACCAACGATTCCGTTTGGGGGTCGATTGGTGGTCCCCCTCGCCGTCTTCAAAAAGAAGCTCGGCGGGGGCGACTCTGAGGAAGTGGTGGCCCCGTGACCGCTGTCGAGTCCATCATCGACCGCGCCTGCAAACGGAAACTGGCGACATGGGTGCTCAGCCCTGAAGGCCTGATGAGGAACAAGAACGCTGATGATGCCCGGTATGGGTATCTGGTCGTCGTCCAGGACAGCACTGGCCCGGACGCTTTTGATGAAGCCACTCTCAAGGCGATGCTCACGGGTGCTCAGTCAGTGCTGTGCAGCGCAGAGATGGACCAGTCACATGCAGCGATGATCGGCCTGATGCTGGATATGGCGGTTGCCCCGCGCATCGTCATCATCGTGACGATGCCCCGGCACCACGCTGCCTGGAACCGGAAAGTCGAGTTGCTGGCAGGGTGTGGCCCTCTGATCCATGTCGTTTCCGATGAAGCCACCCCCGAAGATTGGGGGTCTGCTCAGTGAGCGAACCCGCTGTTGCCACCCCCCTGCCAGAAATCGAAGTGCCTGCGGTCCTGCGCTCAAAGCGGGGTTGGGTGGTATGGAAGTTCCAGCCGGATCCCAAGCGTCCCGAGAAACCCAAGAAGATGCCCTACTACGTCTCAGGGCGGGTCCGCAGTGGAACCAACGGCAGCCCGGAAGATCGTGAGCAGTTGGTTGATTTCGACACGGCCATGGCCGCATGCCGAAGGGGCGGCTTTGACGGGGTGGGGTTCGCCACGCTCCCAGATTTCGGGGTGGTGGCCCTGGATTTTGATGGCTGTGTCATGGGTGGGTTGGTCGATCCCACGGTGTCACGGCTGGTGGCCAACACCTATTGCGAGCTTTCGCCCTCTGGCACAGGGGTGCGAGCCTTCATGCTCGGATCGCTGCACAATCAGAAGAGTAGGGCGACAGCGGATCAGTGGGGGTTTGAGACCTTCCACGACACCCAGTTCGTGACGGTCACAGGTGATGCGCTCGATATTTGCCGGATGTTCGGCAATGAAGACACCGTTGCAGACCTGACCCCGGAAGTCGTAGCCCTCTTTAATCAACGGTTCCCCAAGGCAGGCGGCCAAACCCAGCCCAAGTCTCAGGAAGAGGAGAAGGAAGCAGACATCAGCCGTGCTTTCGCCCTTGGGTCCGTCAACGATGACACCTTGGCGGATCTGCGGGATGCCCTGCTCATCGGCCTGGCAAAGGCTGCACCTGGCTTGAGCTACAAGGATTGGACCGATATCGGGCAGGCGCTCAAGAGCTTGGAGCAGGCCGGGCGGGGTGCTGAGGCGCTGACTCTGTGGCATGACTTCTCAGCCCTGGACCCTGCTCGATACAGCGCAGACGACACGGACCAGAAGTGGGAGAGCTATTCCCCCAGCAGGATCACCTATAAATCCATCTTCCACTTGGCCCAGCGCAACGGATGGGCAAACCCTCGCACCAAGACTGACGACTACACCAAGCTGGAAGACAGGACCGACACAGGCAACGCAAACCTGCTGGTCAGGTTGACGGGAGGGAACCTGCGCTTCGTTCCCGAACGTCGGCTGTGGATCCTGTGGGATGGGTCGAAGTGGACCGGCGATGAATTCGGATCTGTGGCGTGGGCGGCTGCGCAGAAGGTGGCCCAGCACTACCACGCGAGGGCTCAGGAACTGAAGAAGCAGGCCGATGGTGATGCGCTGTCCAAGGATGAGCGCAAGCGCCTGGATGCTGCTGTCGAGAGCGTAGAGAAGTGGGCGGGGCATTGCCGGAACAAGCGAACCATCGACGCCATGCTGGCCCTTGCTTCGAAGAACCCGCAGGTGGTGGTGCCTGTGTCCAGCCTCGACACAGACCCCTGGCTCTTCGGGGTGGCAAACGGTGTGGTCGATATGCGCACAGGCCAGCTTCGTCCTGAGGCTCGGGAAGAGTTCGTCACCAAGCGCAGCCCTATCGCTTTCGACCCTGCGGCCCAGGCCCCGCGCTGGGTCCGGTTCATCGAAGAGATTATGGGCACCCCCCTGCCAGCCGAGTTCGACCCCACCACGGGGTTGGTCGCACCTGGGTCAGTGGGGCGCTACCGGCCCCGCCCTGCGCTCGCCAGCTACCTCCAAAGGGCTCTGGGTTACGGCCTGACGGGTGCGGTAGTCGAACACAAGATGTTCTTTGCCATCGGCCCAGGCAGCAACGGTAAGAACATCCTGCTTGATACGGTGCTGGAAGTGTCCGGGGGCTACGGCAAGACGATCCCACCTGAGGCGCTGATGGCCACCCGCCATGATGCTGATGCAGAGCGGCCCTCCCCCACAGCCGCCACCCTGGCAGGGGCGAGGCTCGCTGTCAGTAGCGAGAGCCGGGATGGGCAAAAGCTCGATGTGGCCCTGGTGAAGCGGCACACGGGTGGTGGGTTTATGACTGCCCGGATGATGAGGGAGAACACCTTCACCTTCCCCATCAGTCACAAGCTGTGGCTGATGACCAACCACCGCCCCGGCCTCGACCACATGGACGATGCCTTGAGGGGTCGGCTGCACCTGATCCCCTTCGATCGCCAGTGGAACAGGCCTGGCCACCCCGCCCGGAATGAGGAACTGCCAGACGGTGACAAGGATCTGATGGCCACCCTGCGGGCTGAGGCCTGCGGGATCCTCGTGTGGCTGATCCAGGGTGCTGTCCGTTACGCCAAGGAAGGCTTGGAGCCGCCTGAGGAAGTGGCCCGGATGACCCGGACCTATTTTGCTGAGCAGGACCCCATTGGCCGTTGGGTCGAGACGCAGGAACGGTGCGAGCCCCAAAGGGGAACGCAGGCCAGCGCCCTGTATGCGCAGTTCACCAAGGATCTGGGCACCGAATCAGCCGGGGTCACTGAGAAGGCCTTCTGCCAGGCACTCGGAAACCGGCACGGGATCAACAAGTGCAAGAAGAAGGCGGGCATGCACTACGGGCTGGCCCTCAACGGCATGAATGAGCCTGGAAAGGTGCAGGGTGCAGGATGATGCAGCGTTTCTCTAGTTCCTCTCTAACGGGTCAAAAAACCATGTATAGGGGGAGATGTAGGGGAATCATGCGCAACCCTGCACCCTGCACCTTTGCCCCCTGCTCGACCCCCAACACCATCGCCCACGACCCCCGCTGCTCGAAACCCCGTGTGTGCGGCCACTACACGACTAGGAATTCAGGGGTGCGCCGATGAGCGCACAGAAGCTGACGCACAAGCAACAGGCCTTCGTCCGGTCATACGTGCGCCTTGGGGGCATGAATGCGACTCAGGCGGCCCTGGCTGCTGGGTATAGCGGCAAGGATGGTGGCGCAGGTGCAGGTGTGGCCGCGAGCCGGATGCTGCAAAAGCCTCACATCCTGCATGCGATCCGGGAAGAGACAGAGCGCACCCTGCGGGCTGGGGTGGCTCAGGGTGCGCAGGTGCTGCTGGACCTGGCCTCGAATGCTCAGAGCGAGTCTGTGCGCCTTCAAGCAGCCACGGCCCTGCTAGACCGGGGCGGGATGCAGCTTGCCTCGATGAGCGAGCACCACATCGTTGTGGAAGACAGGCGCACCGATGCCGAGTTGCTGTCCCGAGTCGAAGAACTGAGCCGAGAGCTTGGGGTGGGATCCAGGGTCATTCCGGGGGAACTATCCAGCGTTTCACCCGCCCTGGTTGCAAATCCTGGTTACAAAAAGCCAATGACGGTTGATTCGATTGAGGTTGACCGTGAATAGCGCCCGTCTAACAGACCGTTCCCTTTGCAACCCAACCCCCAAAAGGCAAGAAATGCTAGGAAGCGTAGCCGCCCATGTCGTGGTGGCACGGCCTGGGTTGAGAGCATGGGTGTCGGGCTGGCTCGATCCCCTCTCCCCCGCTAAGGCACCAACGCCTGGCCATGTGCGCATCGAGGCACCCCCTCAATCCTATGGGGTAGTCGGGCGAAATCACACGACCAGGGGGTGGGGGTGGGGGGCACACCCGGATTCGCGGGCCAACCGAAGGTCGAGGGGTGCCACCCCCGCGATTGCATGGTTTCAACCCTTCGGTGCTGTTGCGTCCGGAGCGGTCAAAAAATTCGGAGGTTCCAGAAAATGACCCGACCTGACCCCCAGAAATTGGCTGAGTTGGCCCAGCACCTCGAGGAACTGAAGCGCCGGAAAGAAGAGAACCGGCTGAGCTACTACGTCGCCTATACGAAGCAGAGTGAGTTCCACGAACTTGGTGCCACCAAGCGTGAGCGCATGTTCATGGCTGGCAACCAGCTTGGGAAGACGTGGTCTGGGGGCATGGAAATGACCATGCACCTGACGGGGGAATATCCGGATTGGTGGCGGGGCCGCCGATTCCAGGGGCCTGTCCGGGCCTGGGCCTCGGGTGTGACGGGTGAGAGCACCCGAGACAACCCCCAGCGCATCCTGCTTGGCCCTCTCGGGAAGCAGGGCACGGGCTCGATCCCCAAGGATTCCATTGTGGAGGTCAGGACCGGGCGGGGCCTGCCAGACGCCCTCGACAATGTTCTGGTCAAGCACAAGAGTGGTGGCGTCTCGCAGGTGGCCTTCAAGTCATACGAGCGGGGCCGGGAGAAGTGGCAGGGCGAAACTCTGGACGTGGTGTGGCTCGATGAAGAGCCGCCCATCGATATCTACTCTGAGGCCCTGGCCCGTATCGCAGCCCGTAGCGGGATGATCTACCTCACAGCCACCCCCCTGCTAGGCATGTCTGATGTGGTGCGCCGATTCCTGAATGAGCCGACGGCTGACAGGGCATACGTCCAGATGACCATTTCTGATGCCTTGCACATCAGCCCGGAGGACCGGGAACGGATCATCGAGGGATACCCAGCGCATGAGCGTGAGGCCCGCGTGAAGGGCATCCCCATGTTGGGCTCAGGCCGGGTGTTCCCTGTGGCTGAGGAAAAGCTGCTGGAGGAAGCCTTCTCGATTCCCCAATTCTGGCCCCGCATCGTTGGGATCGACTTTGGATGGGACCACCCGACCGCAGCCGCTTGGCTCGCTTGGGACCGTGACCAGGACATCGTCCACATCTATGACGTGTATCGTGTCCGGGAAGAGACGGCCATCACCCATGCCGCTGCCATCAAGGCTAGGGGTGAGTGGATCCCGATTGCTTGGCCGCATGACGGTGCCCAGACGGAAAAGGGTGGAGGGGAGACCCTTGCTGCCCAATACAAGAAGCTGGGTCTCCGGATGCTCAACGTCCAAGCTCGCTTCGAAGATGGCGGGAACAGTGTCGAGGCCGGAGTCATGGACATGCTCAACCGCATGCAGACGGGCCGCCTGCGGGTAGCTGCCCATCTTGGTGAGTGGTGGGATGAGTTCCGCATGTATCACCGCAAAGATGGACGGATCGTCAAAGAGCATGACGACATCCTGAGTGCCACTCGATACGCCTTGATGATGCTCAAGCACGCTCGCACTGGGTCTGAATACTCCAAACGTGGCCCCCGCCAAGCTCATGGGGTGAATTACAACGTATTCGACCCCTACGGACCTGATGAATCCGACAGCCGGGAATCGGGGATAGGGGTGGTGTGTGGTCCTCCCCCCTACGGCGACAGGACCCGCCGCCGCCGCAGCATCAGTGCGGAAGACACCGACTATCCCTTTTTCAATTGAGGTGAGCCATGCCCATCATTCAAGGCTATGACGAACACATCATGCCCCAAGGTCAGATCGGGGTGCGTGCTACACCTGACGACTTTGGTGCGCAGATCGGCCAGGGCATGCAGCGTCTTGGTGCTGGGCTGGGGGATGCCGCAGACACGGCCTTCAAAATCGCTGAATCCCAGGACGTAACAAACGTCCACGTCAACATGGCCAAAGGCAGGGCGGAGTGGACACAAAACCTCCAGGACAGGGCGAACGCAGCCCAGCCGGGAGATGAGACCTTCCTCGATAGCTTCCACAGCGACATCGCATCCTGGGCCGAAAAGGGTGCAGCTTCCGCAGCCACCCCTGCCGGGCGGAAGCTTTACGCATCAATGGCGGCCAACATGGTCAGCGAGTTCACCCAGCGTGCCATCGGCATTCATTCCGAGTTGGCTGGGCAGGACGCAAGGAACAAATACGAACTGATGATGAAGTCGGCTGGGTCTACGGTCTATCAGGACCAGTCGCAGATCGGCACGGTCATCGATCAAAGCAAGGCATACATCGATGATCCCAAGGGGCCGTTCGCCAAGATCCCTCAGCCTACACGCGACAAGTTCAAGCAGCAGATTGAACAGGATGTCAACTTCGCCGCCGCTCGTGGGTTCGTTCGCCACAGCCCCGATGCGTTGCTCCAGTCCGTTGCGCCTGACCAACTGACGCAGTTCAAGCCTTGGGACAATCTCATCCAGTCGAACGCTGCCCCAGGCGGCAAGGTCAGCATCAGCCCGGAAACCATGGCACAGGCACCCGCTGTCACGGCTGCGGCTGCGGTTAAGAATGTGAACCCCAACATTCTCCTGGCCCAGGCTGATGCCGCTGGGGGTGTGGCCGAAGACCCGAAGGTGCAGGCATCTGACGTGGCCGCCCTGCTCAAGCAATACGGGGGTGATTACCGAAAGGCCCTGGCTGCTTACCACATGGGCACGACTGGCCTTGATGCCACCCTGCAACGGTGGGGGTCCGAATGGGAGGCCAATCTACCGGAGGCAACCAGAGACTACGTCAACACGATCATGGTCAAGTCCGGGGCCGTGGCTGAGGGCCAGTCCACTGACGTGGTAGCACCAGAGCTTCCGGCCCAGCCTGACCCAACCGCACCCCCACCCCCAGCAGGCCCGCGTGCGCCCGCCGCATCGACCCTACCCTTTTTTCAGAACATGTCCTGGGAACAACAGGACCACGTTGTGAAGGAGGCGGTCCAGCTTCAGCACATGCGTATGACCATGGCGGAGAAGGCCAGGGCTGAGCAGGAATACGAACTCAAGAAGCAGCAAGACGGGGTAATGGATGGGTTCCTGAAGCAGATCATCGACCCGGCCACGAACGGCAAGTTCAGCGAAAAGGCCGTGCTTGCTGACACGACGTTATCTTGGCAACAGAAGCAGCACGCCATTGACTACAACCTGACCCGCATGCGGGAACTCAGTTCAGCGGCTGAGACCAGGACGAACCCGGCTGAGGTTCGGCGATTGATGCTTCAGATTCATGCCGCAGACGATGACCTGACGAAGACCTACAACATGGATCCGGTCATGGCCTCCTACAAGTCCGGGTCCATTTCCACGAACGAAC